CACATCAAGAACTAACAAATGTTAGAAACAACCAAGGAGAAATGAAATGAGTATTAGTGCATCAGCAGTGTTAGTGGAATTGAACATCAGTGTGTGGCCAGCATCCAAGCTGGACAAAGAAGTAACCGACAAGGTGAACACGGACGCATCAGCGGTACGTGGTGCATCGCAGACCAAGAAGAATCTGTTTGCAGGTACTTCGCTACGCAAAGACATCTCGGACTTTGCCGCGAGGGTTCGCCTGTATCACAACAGACATACGTTGCCGTGGGCTGACAAGGGTGAGCGCATGTTGCCGACTGCGTTGTTCATGGACTACAAGCAGACCATAAATGGGTTCGAGCAGACATTCAACATGATGTGCAACAACTTCTTCTTGGAGTACCCGCGTCTTGTTGCAGAAGCACCTACCAACTTAGGCACTATGTACAAAGCCGAGGACTACCCCGACCTAACAGATGTTAGGTTGAAGTTTGGGTTCCGACGCACAGTCAAGCCTGTGCCCGAGGCCGGTGACTTTCGCTTGGACATACCAGCGCATGACTTAGATGAAATGCGCAGCGAGTTCTTGAAGCAACAAGACAAGAAGCTGGCCGAGTCAATGCGTGAGCCGTGGGAGCGTCTGCATAAGATGTTAGTAGGTATATCCGAGAAGTTGACTGATGTGAATGAAGATTCCAAGAAGCGGTATCACGACACGCTTATCACTAACCCCATCGAGTTGTGTGGGTTGCTGACCAAGCTGAATGTGACCAACGACCCCAAGCTGGAGGAAGCACGTAGACAGTTGGAGTTGGTAATGATCGGTGCTGACATCGAAGACATCAAGGAACATGCGGATTCTCGCATCGAGTTGAAGTCCAAGGTAGATGACATTCTTAAACGTTTCGAGTGGTAAGGAGAAAACATGAACACATTAGAACTGAGCAACGTAAAGATCAGCGACAAGCTGAAAGAAAACGCCGCCGCGAACAAACGCGAGATAGCGTTTGTGGATAAGCTGATAGACCCAGTCATCCAACGTCTGGCCACATTGAATCCTTTGTGGAGATTCGTGGCAATCGATGTGACTTATTCTTCAGACAACCAATTACGAGTCACAGCGTTCAGCGTAGTAGAGCATGGCGAGGAGCTGGGCATTATCGAGCGGCACTACCACGGACGTGAGTACGTTATCCACGTATCCAACGAGCGCATCGGTAAGGAGCGAGTGCGTCGTGGTGGGTACAAGACTGCGGATGCGGATAAGGCTATCTTGAAAGCCAAGAAGATGTTCTACAAACTCAAGCCAACCGAGCGGATTGAGAACGCTGTGAAAGCGGCGAATGCTGTTATTGCTACGCAAAAGCGTAGGAAGGACAACGCGAAGTATGACCACGAGCGTACTGTGCGCGATGCGGCCATGCAATTCATCATGGGAACTGGCTTTCCTTTGTTCCTCGCCCACGTTGAAAGCTGGCACGACATCGACAAAAACCGAATCACCAAAAGTATCAACGAGAAAGAACGCATTGATTCCGAAATGCTGACTATCGAGAAGGTGAAGCAACACTTCGAGAATAGGGATGCCGCAGTAGTGGTAAAAGATGGTGGTAAGTACCTAGTCAAAGTGGGTGACGATGTTCAACTTTACGATGATAATAGCCTCCCCGAAACGATGCGAGGCAAATTGGGTATGTTGAAGCTAGTCGATGCCGAGTACTTCATTGAGAACGTAGGCTGTCGTGTGAACGACGAAGTGTTTGTTGTATTGATGGATGAGGAGACCTAACAAATGTTAGATGTAATGGCTTTGATTGCGGTGCTGTTTATTGGCCTTGGCCTTGGTGGTGTGGCGATAGCAGTGTTCTTATACGCACTTGACTGGATGCAGAACGGAGGAAAGAATGATTGACGACCCCGAAGACGAAGCGTTCAACGAGATTGAACGACAAGCACAGCAACGCAAGGAGGCTGTGAAAGCCAGCGTATCTCTTAACCCATACCGAGCGCAGGTCATCGAGGAGATAGCACAGCATGTGGAGAAGATGACTGTGTTCGGTAAGGACACAGTTGATTCGTTTGCAATTTATATCAGGGGATTGAAATGACACAAGAAGAAATTGAGCATATGTGGAAAGTTGCAAGCAACAACCCAAACCATGACACCAACTGGCATGACCCAGTTGTCATTGCCTTTGCCAAACTGGTAGCCGCCAAAGAACGTGAGCGCATCATTGAGGCGAATGCGCCAGAACTTGAGAAAGCTAATGCGCATATCAAAAGACTGGAAGAGCATGCATACGACTTGGTTGGCGAACTAAGAGTTGCCAACATCAAACTGTCTATGCGACCCCCGCGCACATGGGTAGGGCTGACGGATGAGGAAGTAGAAAGCTACTGGGACTGGGAAGATTTTCAGTGTGGGTGTGGCAGAGGCACTTTGCTGGAGATGGTGCGTGACATTGAAGCCGCATTAAAAGAAAGAAACACATGAGCTGGAAAGATTCAACGCTCAAGTACATCAAGGAACTGATGAAGCCAAAGCCCATCAGTGAAATCATCGAGAAAGAAATGCGTGAGGCCGTCATCAAGAAGCTAGAAGCTGAAAGCGCAGTGGAGTATGCAAGGTCAATCGTTCAGTACAACCAACAACGCATTGAGCGACTAGAGAAGCGACTGTATGAACATCAGGGGGAAGAATGATTGACAAAACACCCGAGGAGCGTAAAGCGATTGCCGCTAAGGGCGTAGCCACACGCCAAAAGAACAAGCGCGAGCGAGATGCCCAAAGACTTTTAGACATTGAACGCCGAGACAGTTTGAAGTGTGAGATCAAAGCGTTGGAATTAAAGCGTGGAATTTTGGAACGCCATGAGTTGAGCGATAAGACTGCCTTGACCTTGACGAACAAAGTCTTGCTGAGCGAAGCCGAGATCGTTGGTGCGGCTAACCCTTGGGAATTAGCAACAGGCGTTTATTTTTTGATTGGTGGGGACAAGGTTATTTATGTTGGGCAGTCAGTCAATGTGTACGCAAGAATTGCCCAACACTATGACAAGAGGTTCGACAGTTTTGCATTCATACCTTGCGGTAAAGACATGCTCGACAGTCTTGAGTCTTTGTACATCCACGTACTACGACCCCCACTTAACGGCGATCAGCATGGTGGGAAGCAAGCACCTTTGTCTCTTAACAAACTCATAAAGGTATTCGCATGATTAGCAGAATCATTCTTTGCTTAGCAATGGGTGGGGTTGGTTTGAACGGATTATTTCCCGAGCCGCCAAAACCTTTGACCCCAGCGCAGTTGCAAGCCAAGGCCAAACAAAAGTCGGTGAGCAACGTGTGTAAGGGCAAGAGGAAAAGCAAGACAGTCAAAGAGATGTGCAGACGTTGGGAGGAGCAAGCATGATTGAAATGATTCGTACATTCTTCGGCAGGGTGCGTGGGCAACACCGAGAGAAAGAAACCGTGGTAGTCGAGGGGCGTATGTGGAGATGCACAAAGTGCAAGTTAATTTTTATAACCAAATCAGCAGGGGAGCAACATGAGTGTAGTGAGCGCATTTAATTGGAAAGAGTACACCGATCAGGAGATCGCACGTAGAGGCGACCCATTCAAGGACATCAAACGCAATGCGGCCATCAGTGCCAACATGACCGAGGGCTTGAACAAAATACGTGAGAAGAACCCGAGCCACGGCACGATCTTCGGGATAACAGAGAAGAACATAAGCACCAGAGCACCAGACATGATGGAGAAGAAACGTGCCAATAAGAAAAGAAAAAGCCGTCAATCCAACTAATGTGCGGTTGACCGACAGCGAGTTTGCCGAGTACAAAAGACTTGGCGGTGTTAAATGGTTACGCTTGTATCTACGTCAGAGCGCGGAGATGCAAGCATATTTGGAGTTGGAAAGTTATGGAGCAAAAGACAAAGAGCTTGCCAAGAAAAGCCTCTGGTACGCGAACAAAACAACCAAGTCGGGAGGAGCTACGGACGTGGTGGCCGTTCCAAAGAGTCGATGGCAAGTGGTTAACAAAATTACAAAAGCAAGAGAAGAAATCTCAGGATGAGTACGAGGAGAGCCCAATATGAAAACATGTAAGGGGTGCGGAGCCCCAATCTTGAGCGGTGATGACTGCAAGTTTTGCGGTTTATCACAGCAAGAGCAACCAGAGCAACCAAAACAAAAGCGGAAAGGACGAGGCCCCAGTAAGAAGCCAACCCTTTTCAATACGAGCTTGCGTCTATCGAGGGAGGTGATGGAGTACTTCAACACCAACCATCCTTATACAAAGCAAGCCAAGATTCGTGAAATTCTTACCGAGTATGTAAACAGCCAACAGCAAGGAGCTAACAATGGCAACAGCAAAGAAATCAACTAAGCCCCACGGAAACAGCCGCGCCGCAAAGATGCGCAAGTACTTCACTACGCACCCGACCGCTAGTGTGGCGGCAGTAGCCAAGGAGTTCAAGACCACGTACCAAGTTGCGTACATGGTTAAGAAGAAGATGGAGAACAGTGCAGTGAAGGACGCTGGTCGTATGTATGAGATCGGCAAGGGGCGCAAAGAGTCACGGTGGAAAACACTACTGGTGGAGACAAGCAACACCCCCATCACAATGGTTGAGCCAGCCTCCGACCCAGTGAATCACCCTACCCATTACAAGGTAGGTGGAATCGAGACCATCGACTTCATCGAGGCCAAGGGCTTGACGTATCACTTGGGCAACGTGGTGAAGTACGTCACACGATCAGATCACAAGGGTGACAAGCTACAAGATTTGGAGAAAGCCCGTTGGTATCTTGATCGAGAGATCGGTATCTTGCACGAGAAACTGGCCACACAAAGAATCTAACATTTGTTAGGGAAAGTCCTAAGCCACCTTCGGGTGGCTTTTTTTCGTCTATGCTTGACATTGTTCAGTTGTATGCTATATTCACGGCTTGAAAACGACTGGAGTGTTAGATGGCGACCACGCCCGAGGCCAAGGTAAAGGCCAAGATCAAAAAAATCCTGAAAGACTACGGTGTCTACTACGCCATGCCCATCGGCACTGGCTACGGCAACTCAGGAGTCCCCGACTTTCTATGCTGTGTCAACGGAAACTTCCTTGCAATTGAAGCCAAGGCGGGTAAAGGCACGACCACAGCACTGCAAGAAAAGAATCTTCGAGAAATAAAAGAGGCAGGTGGCACAGCCGCTGTGATCGCCGAAGCCCAACTCGAATACCTTGAGCAACTTATCCAACTGATGAAACAATGAAAATAATAACAATCGACTTTGAGACAGCCTACGGCGGTGACCTTGGGTTCGCCAAGCAAACCACCGAGGAGTACATCCGAGACCCACGCTTTGAGGTTATCGGTGCGGCGGTACAGGTAAACGATGGCGAGCCGGTGTGGTTCAGCGGTACACACCAAAAGATGTACGAGTTCTTGAACAAGTACGACTGGAAAAACTCCCTTGCGCTGGCGCACAACGCACCATTTGACGGAGCTATTCTGAATTGGCAGTACGGCATCACGCCCAAGGGTTGGCTTGACACGTTGAGCATGGCACGTGCGCTTCATGGTACGCAAGTGGGTGGAAGCCTAGCGGTGCTGGCCGCTTACTACGGCCTTGGGGTCAAGGGTGAACAGGTCAAGCAGTACATCAATTACTTCCGCAAAAACTTCAGCAAGGAAGAATTGGTTGACTACAGTATCTACTGCAAGAACGATGTGGCACTGACATGGGATTTGTTCGGGCACATGAGCCAAGGGTTCCCGAAGATTGAGCTACGGCTGATTGACCTGACTGTGCGCATGTTCACCGAGCCAGTGTTGCAGTTGGATAAGCACATGTTGGAAGCACACCTGACGTCAGAGCAAATACGCAAGGCCAACCTGCTTACCAGCTTTGACAAAGACACCTTGATGAGCAACCCGCAGTTTGCCGACTTGCTTGTATCGCTCGGTGTTCAGCCGCCCATGAAGAAGAGCCCCACCACTGGCAAACAGACCTTTGCGTTCTCTAAGACGGATGAGGAGTTCAAAGCCCTGCTTGAGCACGAGGACACAATGGTGCAAGCGGTGGTTGCCGCACGGCTGGGTACGAAGTCCACGATTGAAGAGACCCGCACCGAGCGGTTCATTGGGATTGCCTCCCGAGGGCCAATGCCAGTTCCCCTGCGCTACTACGCCGCCCACACAGGACGGTGGGGTGGTGACGACAAGATCAACTTGCAAAACTTGCAACGCACATCGCCCTTGAAGAAAGCCATCCTTGCGCCCTATGGTGACGTGATGATTGACTCGGACTCATCGCAGATTGAAGCGCGGACGCTGGCATGGCTGGCTGGACAGGACGATTTGGTGGAAGCATTTGAGAAAGGCGAAGATGTATACAAAATCATGGCATCGGCTATCTATGGCAAGGCGATCAACGCAATTACGAAGGATGAACGGTTTGTCGGTAAGACGACGATTCTTGGGGCTGGCTATGGTATGGGTGCGATTAAGTTTAGAGCGCAACTCAAAACTTTTGGAGTGGAGGTATCAGAGGATGAGGCGAAACGAATCATCGACACGTACCGACGAACATACCCACGCATCCCCGAGCTATGGAAAGCGGCGGCCAATGTGCTCCCCGCAATCATCAGTGAACAGACCACATCCTTTGGTCGGGGCGGCATTCTCAAGGTAGATGGGTCGGACGGCATCCTGTTACCCAACGGACTGCGCTTGAAATACCCCAACCTGCGCCAAAAAGTGGACGAAGAAAACAACAAGATCGAGCTTGTGTACGACACCAAGAAAGGCAAAGCTATCATCCCCAACCGAATCTACGGCGGCAAGGTGGT